GTACCGTCTAACGCTGAACACACCTTTACTACTAATAAAAATTTAATCATTGACACCCTATTGTATTTTATATATAAAGTCCTACATGAACAATAACAAGAAAGGAGTATATCATACAATGACTGATATAAGTAAATATAAAAATGTATCGCTGTCACATGACACATACAATTTAATTGATAAGATGAGAAAAAATATGTTAGTGCCCAATGCTGTATTAAGCAGAGCGCAAACAATAAACATATTAGTGAATGAGAAAGCGAAGAAGTTAAATGGAAAACTCGACAAAAAATAAACAGATATGCCCACGGTGCACAGGTAATGGTTATATAAGGATACCCAATCAAGCGGTTGGTAATCCTACAGAAATCATAGCTCAGTGCACAATGTGCGATTCAGAGGGAGAAATAGATGAAGTTGATAACTATGATTATAGTGGTATTGACCATAACAAGTTGCAGTAAAACGTTAGATCCTAACGATCTGTTAGATCCTACGACTACAGTACTAAAACAAATATTAATGAAAGGTAAACAATGAAAACAATGCTAATAATACTAACAGCGTTATTACTTACAAACTGCACATACAGAGTACAGTTTGGTAAAGCGTGCACACCAGGCCACAGTGAGTGGAGCTATGTGTGGTTAAAAGAAAAGGGAGAAGTTAACATCTCGAAGGATAATTGTGACAAAAAGTGAAGACACGATTAAATTAGAGAAGGCCATTGATGGTGCAAGACGCATCGTCAAACCAGAACCAAAAGCAGGTAAGAAATTTACAGAGTGGTTATCAGAGCCAGTCGATGACAGGGGTGATCTTGATCTAACAAAGCAGATTGATGTGTTAAAGACACAGCAAGACATACTAATACAGAAGTTAGATATGGCAGCCCATGTTGTTAAACAATTAGAGGGAAAGTTGTTGGATAAAGAGAAAGAAAACGACCGACTCGTAGAAGAAATACAGCTAGCAGAGATAGCTTTAAATCCTGCAAAAAATGATTGACCGAGATAGGGGTACAAGTCCTGCAGTATTGCGTTCCTCTGGACCTAAGCAACGACCCGCAAGGGTAGCGACGACGCTCGGCGTTAGTGGGGAGAGTGTCAGACGTGATGTCCCCGCTGACGATATGATAGCATACTTAGCAGGCCTCTTTGATGGAGAAGGTTCTGTAATGTACAAACAATATTTAGAGAAAAGAAAGAATAGACCCAATCCTTCTTTGTGTTGGCGTATACGATTAGATGTAGCCATGACAGATAAAGATACGGTTAAACATATTTACGACACATTGATGGTAGGTTGGTGGGGACCCAGAACGGTCAGACCAGGACGTAAACCACAATGGCGATGGTCGACTTCGTATCATGGGGCAAAACAAGTAGCGAAATTATTTTTACCTTATGCTATAACTAAAAAAGAATTATTACAAAAGATTGTAGATCATTATGAACAAGACAAAGGAAACCAAAAAAGAAAAAAATAGCGACGAGTACCAAAGCGGTGGTGCATACAGAGCAATACTTAAGCTCTTTCACGACGACTTAACTGACAAGCAGTACGAAGAACACTGCAGAAAGTTTTTTAAAGGAGACAATGACGATACCTGATACGATAGATTATATTAGTACGACTGTCAGTAGATGGTGGAAACGTACGGTTGATAGACCTTTGTCTGTAATAGAAAAGGTAGGTAGTCGTATGAATGTGTATGCATGGAATAAGCGTTGGGGTAATAGAGAAAGAGGCACAGGTTACCGCGATGAAATGGAATAAGAAGTTTATATACCCGAAGTCTACAAGGGCCTTGATCAACGGCAAACGACACTACAGCATAGATAACAGAAAATTACCGAGTGTTACGACTATACTATCCGCAACCCAGTCGGAAGAGAAGCGACAGAGCTTAGCTAACTGGCGAGCACGCCTTGGATCAGGAGCCGCGGACAAAGTGATGAGTGAAGCCGCTGCACGTGGCACGTCAATGCACACTTATCTAGAGGCCTATATCAAAGGAACAGGGCACATGGACCTGACCAAATTGGGTCTACAAGCAAACACCATGGCGCAAAGGGTTATAGAAGCAGGGCTCGGGGACCTGGGAGAGGTCTGGGGCACAGAGGTAACATTATACTACCCTGACTTGTATGCAGGGGCTACTGATGTGGTAGGTATTTATAACGGGCGCGAAAGTATAATAGATTTCAAGCAGACCAACAAGCCAAAACGCAGAGAATGGATAGATGATTACTTTACACAGCTGGCAGCATACGCTATGGCCCACAACCACGTGTACGGGACACAGATACAGTCTGGAATCATTCTAATGTGTTCGAAAGATAATTTTTTTCAGAAGTTTGAGGTAACGGATAAGGAATTTCAGGGGTATAAACACGCATTCCTTCGCAAGGTAGACCAATATTATAAAAATGTATCCAGCCAAATAGACTGTGCAGATACAAAAAATGATCAAATAGGTCAGTAAATTAGCCATTAATTGCAATTGTATCCCCACAATAGGGTTTTTTCAATAAAATAAAAAAAATAAAAATAATTTTTTTAAAAAGTGGTTACAAAGGATACAAAAGCTAGAAGTGTTGTATACCAAGGGAAATAACGCCAAATTTGTATCTTTTGTCAGGATACAATTGGATACAAAAGATACAATTTTTTAAAAAGTGTTGATAATAAAGGCTTATTTAAGCAAAAAGTTGAAAAACGTGAAATAAGCAAGCAATACCAACAACATAAGGGACGCGCGCGTATATTTTGCATTTTGCTTTTTGAAATTTCATTGAAATAATACTATACCTAGGATATGCCCAAAAGAAAAAAGAGATACAAACATGCTAAGATCGGTAAGAGGAAGTATTACTTCTATTCAATCAAGTGGCTCGACATCACCGGCGATGCGGGTCATAACACACCAGATGAGTTCGATAAGTTCGAATGTGCGAAGATGGTATCGCAAGCATATGTCTATAAAAAAAATAAAAAGTTTCTTTGGACTTTTAGTTCGTACGATGAAAACGAAGAAGTCTTCTCAGACCGTAATGTTTTCCCGATGGGTTGTATAATTAAAATGGATAAGGTTACTCTGTAATCAAGTCGTTTACTTTCTTCATCTTCTCAGCTTGTTTACGCAGTTCTTCCATACGCTTTAACTTATCCTCAGCTGTTAGATCTCTTGTTACAATTTCTTTTCTGTCTATGAATATACCCATAGCTTTACCTATCATCTGTTCGAACGCTGCAGTCTTCTCAGTCTTGCCTTCCTTCTCCAGCTTCTCAGATAGTTTGATTTGTCTCTTTACGAAGTTATGTCTGTTGACTACAAATGCCTTGTTTACCTCGTTCATACGCCTAGTTAGATAGGCCTGTATATGTGGCAACTTCATGGTACTAGACGCCTCAGAATTGACATGTTTGGGTGCGTAGCCAGCGTGTAGCGCGGCTTCCCTTATTGTGCATCTACCTTCATTCATGACCAAATACTCACAGAAGGCACGCTGCATGGCAGTTAGTGTCTGTAGTCCATATTTGTCTTTTGGTACAGGATTGTGCTTTTGTCTGTCGCTCATACTTGCAATATATCCTATATATTGTATATTACAAGTCAGAATGGTAAGCGGAAAGCAATTAAGAATGGCGTTGGATAAGTTCATGAAGTCCCCAGTGTGTCAACATGCAAGGGTTCAAATAGAATTACCTAATGGCGATATGTACGATTTAACATCTATGATGTTGTTGGAGAATAGACTTTTAGGTACACGCGAAACACATAGATTAGTTCTAAAGGTACAAAAACCTACACTTGTTATGGGCAAAGCACTTAAGAAATTATAGTCAGGTTGACTATAGTTCAGACCACCCATGAAAGAGTCAAACCTATACAAAAAATTAAAGAAAGATTTTAAATCAATTTCGTTTATTCGTATTGAGAATCGTGCATTACTTGGCACTCCTGACTGTCTTTGTCAGAACGCTAACGGAGTATTTTTTACACTTGAATTGAAGTCAACAAAAGTCAACTCTGTGCGGCTATCCCCGCATCAGATTTCATTTCACATGAAACACAAAGCTTGCACCTTTGTGCTTGTAGCTTGTTCCCTGAAGCTTGGATCCTATCGCTTGTACTCTGGTTCTCGGATCTTGGATCTTGTGAGGGAAGGCTTGAAGCTTGAACCTTGTGCCCTAGGCCTACCGGCCATATGCACCCTGCTTGAAGGCTTGCGCTCCGGGTAGCCATTAGCCCTGCACCACTGATTGTGGATCCGGGTTATGATGTGATCGTATTTACGTTTAGCAGGCATGTAACTCTTCTAGATAGTCATCCAGCCCGATGTTGTCGACGAAGCCCCAGCTGCACTTGTCAGTGCCCCAGTAACCATCAACTGTATTGGTCTGCAGGTTCACCCATATGTTAGGCCCGCCTCCAGCAACCAGAAGCCTGGCAGCTTTGTAACTTTTGTCCTGATGCGTGATCCATTCTATATCATAGACGCCATCCATATACTCTGACGCTTGGGACTCACCTTCTGGTATTTCCCTGGTTCCTTTTGTTATCTCTTCCGCAATGTTCTTGCACATCCTGCGAAGCTGCTCTTCGCATGTCTC